AGACGTTCCTCGTCGACCAGACGGGCGAGCGCAGGTTCCTGCCCCTCGCCGTCGAACGCTGCAACCCGGCGCACGGCATCGACATGCAGCAGTTGTGGGCCGAGGTGGCGGCGATCGAGGAGCAGCACTGGCTGACCGACGAGGAGGCTAAGGGGCACGCAACGGCTTCGAAGACCCACAAGGCGATCGGCGAGCTCAGCCATGTCATGGAGGACATCGAGGTCAGGAAGGAAGCCTATCCCGACGTCGAGACGTGGACGCACTATACGCCGCACGAGATCCTGACGCGCTACTCGATCCGGCCGTCGCCCAAGACGTACGGCGACCTGACGGCCGCCCTCGAGTTCTCCGGTTTCGAGATGAAAACGATCAAGGGCCGGCGTGGCTACCACCTGCCGAGCCTTAACGCCTCGCTAACGGCCGCCCAGCAGGCCGGGCTCAAGCTGGTCACACCACCCAAGAAATAGTCCTGAAACAGGGTGCAGGGTGGAGCAAGGTTGCAGTAGCCTACTGCACCCTTTTTTCTGTTTGTTTTCAATGTATTACCTATATAGATGCAATAGAGATCAATTATAGGAAGTATAGGTATATAATAGAACATAGGGGGTACAGGGGGCGGCATAGGGCGTAAAGGGTAATATAGGGAAAATGCTGCACCCTGCTGCACCCTCGCGGCTAAAATGCACGCCCGCTTGAATTTCTGGGGTGCAGGAGAGCTGCTGCATCTGCTATTTTTAACATTGTGTTAATGAATGCTTGCAACAACGCTCCGGGGCGGTATACTGGGGGCCTACCACGGAGGACTTCCCGATGACCGACCTGAACGACCGCCTCAACGACATCTTCGGCGAACACATCGTCGAGACGAACGCGCCCAAGATCCTGCCGCACGACGCCGCCAGCGTCCGCATCCGCGAGACGGTGCCCCAGTTTGCCGAGACCTGCCCGAAGTGCCGTGGCACCGGCCGGTTCATCGGCTACAGCGGCCGCGCCCTCGGCTCGTGCTTCACCTGCAAGGGCGCCGGCAAGCGCACGTTCGCCACCAGCCCCGAGACCCGTGCCCGCGCCGCCGAGCGGCGCGTCGAGCAGAAGGCAGCGATCGCCGAGCAGTTCGCTGTCGATCATCCTGTCGAGGCGAAGTGGCTGAACGACACGATCGAGCGCATCCGCCACACCGGCAAGTCGCAGGGCTATCTGGCGTTCCTGCTGGACCTGCGTGCCGCCAGCGTGAAGTACGGTCGCCTGACTGACAACCAGCTGGCATCGGTTGCCAAGGGCATCGCTCGCGATGCCGAGTTCGCCGCCCGGCGCGCCCAGAAGCCGGTGGAGCAGGATGCGGCCCTCGACGTCACGGCTATCCGCACGGTGCTCCAGAGCCGCAAGAAGGTCATGGTAGCGCTGTTCACGTTCAGCCTTGCGCCGAACCACGGCAACAACCCGGGCGCCATCTACGTCAAGGACAACGGTGCGTACGTCGGCAAGATCCCGGCGGGCGCCACCACCTTCCGCCCCGCACGCGACTTCGATCAGAGCCGTCTTCCGGCACTCGTCGAGGCGATGGCCAACCCGGCCGAAGCCGTGAAGGCCGACGCTGCTCGCCGCGCCAAGGCGCTGGCCGAAGATCCGACGCTGACGGTCCCGTGCGGCTGCTGCGGCATCGAGCTGACCAATCCGGTTTCAATCGCGCGCGGCATCGGTCCGATCTGCGCTGGCAAGTGGGGGTTCTAGGGGGATCCGATGAGCAACGAGAAGACCACCCGAACGGGTGACCGCAAGGAACTGGAGCGTTTGCTCTTCGAGCTCGACATCGTGAACATGGAGGTCGCCCGCGCTGCGGGCGTCACCGTGCAGACCGTGTATCGCTGGCTGAGCGGCGCATCACCGATCCCGCTCTCGGTGGTGCGCATGCTGCAGCTGATGCTGATGATCAAGGGCACCGAGAACATGATCCGCGTGAGCTGGTGCGAGCCGCCGAAGGAGGTCGAAGATGCGTGATGTCGCCATCAGGATCTGGCCGTGGCTGCGTGACACCTTCACGCTGTTCTTCGCCCTGTTTGCTATGGGCGCCTTTCTGGCGCTCCTCTCGGCTGCTGCAGGCGCCCAGACGCGTACGGGCTGGCAGGTCCATGTCTACTTCGCCGTGCCGAGGAACGGACAGGTCAGGACGACCATCGGGCCGCCCTTCCCGACGTTCGCCATCTGTCAGGATGTGGCGTTTCCCCTGATCGTTGCCATGCTCGACGATCGCGTGCGCTGCATCGAGGTTGTCGACACGACGGACGACGAGTAGCATCACGTCATGGCATTCACACCAAAACAAGAGCGTTTCATCGTCGAGTACGTTGCCAATGCGAACGCGACGCGTGCAGCGATTGCTGCCGGCTATTCCGAGAGAAGCGCTCATGCGACAGGATCCGATCTCCTTAAGCTTCCTGAAGTGATGGCTGAGATCGAGCGCAGGAAGAAAGCGATCGAGACGCGCGTGCTCGGCAAGTACGAGGTGACACGCGAGCGCATCGTCGCCGAGCTGGCCAAGCTGGGCTTCAGCAACATGGCCGACTTCACTGCGTTCGACGATGAAGGCAATCCCGTGCTCGACTTCACCGATGTCGATCGCGATAAGCTGGCAGCGGTGAAGGAGATCACGAGCGAAGTCTACACCGAGGGACGCGGCGAAGACGCCCAGCGCGTGAAGCGCACCAAGTTCAGCCTCTACGACAAGCGCGCTGCGTTGATGGATCTCGCGAAGCTCGAGGGCCACGTCGTCGATCGACAGCAGCTCACGGGCGCCAATGGCGGCCCCATCCAGACGGTCAACGCGCATGTCGTGGCGAGTGCCGAGCTCTCGCCCGAGACGCGTGCCAAGTTGCGTGAGGCGCTCGAGAGTATGAACGATGCCGAGTGACGCGACAGGCCAATGGCGCGAGATAATCAAACCGATAGCTGATTGACTGTCGCTGACTGCGCGCATGGGTTTGAATTTCGTACACGAGCCGAATGGCGCTGCTGCGCTGGCCAAAGTGCTGATGGACATGGCCACGATAATCGATGTCGAAATCGAGCGTCGCGGCACGAACAATTGACCTAGGGCTGTAGTTGTGCCTTAAATGCACGTTGCGCGAGGAGGCGCACGCACATGACAAGCCATTCCATCTTCGAAGTAGAAGGGCGAGAGCTCGAAGTATTCAAAGCGCCTGAAAAATCCCGCGCTGTTGGCGCGGCCAAGGTGATCTGGAGTGGGCGCCATATCTCGTATGTGACGCTCGCCGGCAAAATGTACAGCTCTCGCGTCAGTTTGGGCGCATGGTACATCGGACGTCGGTGGACCGTGAAAGACATCGGGCTCATTGAGGACGCTATTGCGCTGGGCGTTCTGTCGAGCGCGGACGCCAAGAAGCTGAAACTGCTGAAGACTGAAGAGGCCGCGCAGAAAGAACGTGGTTGGGCCGCCGAGTACATCGGAGATTACGCCAAGAAGCTTGGCATCAAGTTCACGAAGGCTCAGCAGAAGGTCATCACCAAGAACATGCGCAAGTAAGGCGCCATAGATGTTCCATAATGTACGTTATACGATCTGAGTACTGACAAGATCCGAGGAGGGATTGGACATGGACATGAAAGCATTCAGCGACGAGAACGTCGCCCGCTGCACGGCGCCGAACGGCTTCAACCACCCGCTCGACAGCTGGACGCTCAGCGACTGGATGGTCGCCACGATGGGCGAGCTCGGCGAGGCCGCCAACGTGCTGAAGAAGCTGAACCGCGTGCGTGACGGGATCCCGGGCAACAGCGAGACGCCTGAGCAGCTCAAGGCGATGTTCGCCGACGAGCTGGCCGACACGTACATCTATCTCGACCTGATGGCGCGAGCTGCCGGGCAGGAGATCGTGTGGCGAGGCGTCACGGAAACACCGAATGACCTGCCGATGTCGGAGCGTATGTCGTACGCGATAGCCATGCTGGGCCATGCTGCGTCTCTGCTGACGTATCGCCGGGTCACCAAGAACGATCACCCGGCGTTTCGAGAGTATCTTCTAGAATTTTGCGGCATGATCGAAATTGTGGCGCTCGCGGCAAGCATCGACTTCCCCAAGGCGATCCGCGACAAGTTCGACCGCACGTCGGCGAAGATTGGCTACGTGCGCATCGCTGCCTCGCAACCGACGGGTGGCCGCTATCCGGACGAGGGCACGCGCTTCCCCGATCAGGACGTCGGCTGATGGTCGAGACCCGCATCGACGTGCCCGGCTTCAGTCTCGACAAGGACAGCTGGGGCAGCGTGCCCGACAACAAGACGATGGCGGCCAAGTACTTCCTCGACATCATGAACGAGGGGACGCCCGAGATGGTCGACGGCACACGCGAGATCCTGAAGGCCATATGGATGCGGCTGGCCATGCCGGCCAACCCGGACGTCTCTGATAGCGATCTGGGCGAGGCCATGGTGAAATGGTTCACCAAGATATCGCCCACACCACCACCCACGAACGCAAAGATCACGGTGGTGGGATGACCGGCTACAACACCACGATCGAGCGCAAGCCGGGCGCCATCATCGTGACGGCGGTCGTGATGACGTCCGAGAACCCGACGCCGCGCAGGATCCGGTTCATCTCGCGTGATGACGGCATCACATGGAAACAGCTCAGTAAATGACCTACGTCCTGATCCCCATCGTCGCGGTCCTGCTGCCGTTCGTGGTAGGCTACCTGAACCAGCTCGCCATACCGGCGCGCCACAAGGAGACATGACATGGAAGAGAACAAGGATGCGATCGCTCGCGTGCGTGCCTACGGCGAACTCCTGAAGACCGGCGCGCCGCACCAGATGGCGCTGGGCGCCGACATCGTGCTCGTGGCGGATCTGGCGGCGTTCCTGACGACCCCGGCGGCGCCGGCTCCCGACGTCACGGGCCTGCGCGACGAGATCACCCTGTTCAAGGGGATCACGCAGGATCTCGAGGCCAAGCTGGCCGACATCACCACCAAGTACGACAAGCTGGAGGAGGAGTACGGCAAGGCGGTACTCGATAATGCTCGACGCGCCGATGGCGCCGCCAAGTACGACGAGCTGTCGAAGACGTACGACGAACTGGTGCGCGATCACGATCGCCTGACCACCGAGAAGGTCGCGCTGGAGACGGCCAACAAGAAACTGGCCGAGTCCGTCGTCGGGACCACGCTTGCGAAGACGTCGGATGCGCCGTCTATGGGAGGAGCAGGCACGTCGGAGCCCGACCATGCGCACCTGACTAAGGCCCAGAAGAAGGCCCGCCGCGAGGCGGCCGAGCAGAAGCTGGACCTTGACGGCAAGGACAAGCCGGCGTCATAGTGGTGCGATAATGCCCCGCCACAACACCAACCGGCCGCAGGCAGCTGCGGCCGGTCACGAGGAGATCAGGATGGCCACGGGATCCGAGCTGGCTGTGCCGCCCAACGTCGAGCGCGGCCAGTACATCCGAGACCTGTTCAACCTCACCCGCACGCAGGCGCTGCTGGCCCGGCGCCGCAAGCCGGTCGACGGCGCGACGGCGATCCTCGACGCTCTGGTGGCGTGGGATACCGAGATGGGCGGTGCCAACACGCACCAGCTCTCGGTGCGCTACAACGAGCTGTTGGACGCGCGATGATGGCGATGCTGGATGTAGTTCGCAGTGTCGCGGACACGGCGACGTCGTCTTACTGCGTCCTCTGTGGCACCCACTATCCAACCTACCAAGGACACGTTTGCACCATGACTATCGACATCGATCAGCTGTGCAAGGATATCGAAGACGGCAAAGCGCCCGATAGCGTCTGCGAGAAGACGCTGAAGACCGCCCTCGAGCTCACGGGCGGCGACCGTGCCAAGCAGCACGGCGACAAGCGCCAGAACCACCAGAACATAGCCGACCTGTGGAACGCCTATCTCGGCGGTAGCCGCAAGGTCTCGGACGATATCGCCGTCGGCGTGCTCGCGCGTCCGCTCACCGCGCACGACGTCGCCATCATGATGATTCTGGTCAAGGTGGCTCGCACGAAGAGCGGCACGTTCAACCTCGATAATTTCATCGATATCGCCGGCTACGCCGGTGTCGCAGCGGAGTGCGCCGATGCCAAATAGCTACTCGCAAATCGCCAAGGCCGAACGCGAACACATGATCGATGTCGGGGTGACGTCGCTGAAGAAGTCGATCCACGAGATCGGCAAGCTGGTCACGACGTCGGAAGATCCCCGGGAGAAGGCCAAGATCCGCGTCGCGGTCGAGTGCATGCTTCGGGATGTCGTGGATTCTCGCCGCGAGTATGGCGCAAAAGGATGGGATATCGGATGACCAACACTTACGAACACGTAGCCGTTGCGCACCCCCTGCGCGGCGGTAAGTCTGAGATGCAACGTATCTACCGTCAGGGCGAGTTCCTGCGCCGCAACCATCACCTGATCAGTCCGTGGATGTACACGCCCGAGCAGTACAGGATGCGCAACCACGCGCTCTTCCTGATGCACTTCGATCTGGCGCCGCGTCCGATGAAGCCGCTTGCCGACGGCGAGATCGCTGTCGATGAGCTGGGCACCATCGAGATCACGGCAGAGAAAGTAGCGATATCTGCGAGCGCATTTTCCGCCATGCTGGATGGCAATCGACCCCGTAGCGCCTGAAAGTACTTTGAGGTACCTTTGGCCGCATGCCATTGATCGAGTGGAACGGCCGGCTCATTGATCGTGACGCGCAGCTGCGCGAGCTCGACCGCTACGACTGCGAGCAGTCGCTGTCGTTCTTCCTCAAGAAGGCATGGAAGTACATCGATCCGGCGCCGTTCACCGACGGCTGGGTGATCGATGCTCTCGCCGAGCATCTCGAGGCCGTGGCCGACGGCGACATCCGGCGCCTGCTGATCAACATCCCGCCCCGGCATTCCAAGTCGAGTATCTGCAGCGTCGCCTTCCCGGCGTGGATCTGGGCGCAGGAGTACGAGAGCCCGACCAGCGGCCCGGGCGTGCCGATCGTGAGCGGCTCATACGCCTTCAAGCTGTCCGTGCGCGACAGCGTGAAGTGCCGGCGCCTGATCGCCAGCCCTTGGTACCAGTCCCTGTGGGGCAATCGCTTCGCCCTGCTCAGCGACAGCAACCAGAAGATCCGCTTCGGCAACACGAGAGGCGGCGAGCGCATCGTGACGGCGGTCGACGGCGGCATCACGGGTGAAGGTGGCAACATCATCATCATCGACGACCCGAACAACGCCAAGGAAGTGCTGAGTGAGGCCACGATCGAGGCCACCAACGAGGATTGGTGGGACGGCACGATGAGCACGCGTCTCAACGATCCCAAGACGGGCGCCTACATCGTCATCCAGCAGCGCCTCGGCGAGAGCGACCTGACCGGCCACATCCTGTCCAAGCCATCGGGCAAGGACTGGACACATCTCATGCTGCCCGCCGAGTACGAGCCGCAGCGTGCCTTCGTGACCAGCATCGGCTGGGAGGATCCGCGCACCGAGCCGGGCGAACTGCTCTGGGAAGAGCGCATGGGCCCGAAGGAGATAGCGTCCCTCAAGGCCGACCTAGGCTCGTGGCGCAGCGCCGGCCAGCTGCAGCAGCGCCCCGAGCCTGCCGGCGGCGGCATCATCAAGCGCGAGCACTGGCAGCTCTGGCCGCCCGAGGGCGAGCCGACCGACAGCTTCGGGCGCATCACCAAGCCGGCCGCGTACCCGGCGATGGACTACATCCTCGCGTCGCTCGACAGCGCCTTCACCGAGAAGACGATGAACGACGAGAGCGCGCTCACGATCTGGGGCGTGTTCAGCGGCGACACGGTGACACGCGATCTCAAGACGTCGCAGAGCACCAGCATGCGCATCACAGGCGAGGCCAGCGCGCGTGTCATGCTGATGTACTGCTGGCACGGTCGCAAGGAGCTGCACGATCTCGTCAACGAGGTCGCCAAGCACTGCAAGACCTACCGCGTCGACAAGATCCTGATCGAGAACAAGGCGAGCGGCATCAGCGTGGCTCAGGAGCTGCGCCGGCTGTTCAGCACGGAAGGCTTCGCCATCCAGCTCAACGACCCGGGCAACGTCGACAAGCTGGCGCGCCTCTACTCGGTGCAGAACATCTTCGAGGAGGGACAGGTCTACGCGCCCGAGCGGCAGTGGGCCGAGGACGTCATGGCCCAGTGCGGCACGTTCCCCAATGCCAAGCATGACGACATCGTCGACACGGTCAGTCAGGCACTGCGCCACCTGCGCGACATCGGGCTGATCGTGCGCCCGGCCGAGCGCCTGCAGGAGCTGAACGAGAACCTGCGCTTTGTTGGCAGCGCCCCGCCGCCGCTGTATCCTAGCTGATGCGCCGCGCCCGCCCCCGTCTCAACGCCATCGTCGATTATGTCGGTCCCGTCATCGGCCAATCGTTCAAAAGCTGGTGGAAAGTGACCGTAACAGAGGCTTTTCCGGGCACCGGACGGGCCGTCTACACAATCTCGGCGATTGACGACAACACTGCTGCGCAAGAAGGCTTGCGCCGGCTTGATACCGATTTGAATAAGCCAGCGCCTACGAGACATTAATGTCGTGTTACGTCTACGAACATTGGCGACCGGACACCGACACATGTTTCTATGTCGGTAAAGGAAGTGGTCGGCGCGCCTTCAGATCAGATGGTCGTAACGAATACCACAAACGAGTTCAGAGCGTGTTGGCGCGACAATGTCTGACGTTCGAAGTTCGTTTCATCGCGACAGAATTGACGGAGATTGAAGCTTTCACGATCGAGAAAGCGCGTATCAAATTCTGGCGCGACCGAGGTGCAAAACTCGCTAACTTTACTGATGGCGGTGAAGGCCGTCTCGGCTACAAACTCTCAGATGAAACCAAGAAACGAATTGGTGATGTACACCGAAACAAACCTAAATCTGTAGAACACCGAGCCAAGATGTCGGCTTCACATGCGGGTCATGTGGTGAGTGCCGAAACACGAGAAAAGTTACGACAAGCGCATCAGGGACGTCGGCACACACCTGAGGCAATAGCTCGAATGTCTAAAATTCAGCGAAAAATCGTAAAGTCGCCCGAAGAATTGGCCCGTATTGCGGCTCTTGGCCGTGCCATGAAAGGCGTCAAACGACCGCAGTCGGAGGCGACAAAAGCGAAGATATCGAAAGCCCATAAAGGCCGAAAATTAACGGTTAAACATCGACGAGCGCTGTCTCGGGGGCAGAGGAGGCGACAAAAACTAGCGAGGCGTGCTAAATTAGGCACATAGGAAGGCTTGCGCCGGCTCACCGACGAGCTGGAGAGGCCCGCACTCACGGTACACTGACCATGTCCCTCGCTACTGGCGCCAACATCCGTCTTCAGGGCGTAAATGACGATGAGAGCGCCGTCCGGGTCGAGCATACGCACGATGGTCTGGCGAGCATCGAGCCCCCCGAGAGCGACGTGGACGAGAACGGCGACACCCCGACCTACGACGGGGCAGGCAACGTCATCCGCATCGACCATGCCGACGGCTCGGTGACCGTCTCGATCAACGGCAAGCCCATCAAGAACGCCGAGACGCCCGAGCACCCGAAGGGCTGGTACGAGAACATCGCGGACGCGCTCGCAGAGACTGACCTGAACCGGCTTTCGGACGACCTGATCCGGGGCATCAACGACGACATCGCCAGCCGCACCGAATGGGTTAACCAGCAGGCCGAGGGCATCAAGCTGCTCGGCCTCTCGCTCGAGAGCGTGCCGGCATCGTCGGGAGATTCCAGCGGCGGTGCCGTCGAAGGCACCAGCCGCGTCCGTCATCCGCTCCTGCTCGAGGCCTGCCTGCGCTTTCAGGCGAACGCCCGCAGCGAGCTGCTGCCGACCGACGGTCCGGTCAAGATCCGCGACGACAGCAACAACTCGAACGCAGCCGATGACCAGCTCGCGGAAGCCCTCGAGAAGGACTTCAACCACTACCTGACCAAGACCGCGCGGGAATACTATCCCGACACCGATCGCATGCTCCTGCTGCTCGGCTTCGGCGGCATGACGTTCAAGAAGATCTACTTCTGTCCGATGCGACAGCGGCCGGTCAGCGAGTCGGTCAAGGCGGCCGACCTGATCGTCAACGACAACGCCACCGACCTCTCCAACGCCAAGCGCGTCACGCATCGTCTGGAGATGACGCCGACGTTGCTGAAGCGCATGCAGCTGCTCGGCATCTATCGCGACGTCGAGCTCGGCACGCCGATGCCAGTGTCGACCGATGCCCTGAAGCAGGCCGAGACCGATCAGGAAGGGCGCACGCCGACCAGCACGCGCCCCGAGGATCGCGACCACGAGATCTACGAGTGCTACTGCGAGGCCGACATCCCCGGCTTCGAGCACAAGTGGAAGGGCAAGGTATCCGGTCTTGAGGTGCCGTGGCGCATCACGATCGACGTCTCGTCCAAGAAGATCCTGTCGATCGTGCGCAACTACGCCAAGCCCGAGGGCAACATGCTGCCCGAGAAGCGGCGCACATTTGTGAAGTACACGTTCGTGCCGGGCTTCGGTTTCAACGACATCGGCCTGCTCCACATCCTCGGCAACACGACCAACGCCGCGACCGCAGCGTGGCGCGAGCTGCTCGATCTCGGCATGTTCGCCAACTTCCCGGGCTTCCTCTACGCGAAGCAGGCCGGGCGCCAGAACACGTCCATGTTCCGCGTCCCGCCGGGCGGCGGACAGGGCATCGACACGAACGGCATGGCCATCAATCAGGCGGTCATGGCGCTGCCGTACGGCATGCAGCACGCACCGGCCATGATGACCCTCGTCGACAACATGACGACGACGGGGCAGCGTCTGGGCGGCACCAGCGAGGCCATGGTCGGCGAGGGCACCAAGGACGCCCCGGTCGGCACGACGCTCGCCATGATCGAGCAGGCGCAGCAGCTGGTGAATTCGGTCCACAAGCGCCTGCACACGGCGCAGGCCGAGGAGTTCGAACTGATCGGCCAGTGCTTCAGGGAGCATCCGGAAAGTTTCTGGCAGTGCAACAAGAAGCCCGCCAAGCAGTGGGATCAGGACACGTTCATCAAGGCACTCGAGGACTGCAATCTCGTGCCGCAGGCGGACCCCAACACGGCCAGCCATACGCAGCGCATCGTCAAGGTCGGCATCCTGAAGATGATGCAGCAGGCTTCGCCGCAGCTGTACGACCCGATTGCCGTCGAGCGCCTCGCGCTGCAGACGCTGGGCTTCGACAATCCCGAGCAGCTCATGGCGCCGCCCTCTGCCATGCAGAAGCCCCCGCCCGAGGTCGAGAAGGGCAAGGCCGAGCTGCAGATCAAGAAGCAGCAGGCCGACGCCACGACCCTCACCGCGCAGACGCGCGCGCGCGAGGTCGAGCAGAAGGCAGGTCTCGCTGCCGGCGAGTTCCAGCTCAAGGCCAAGACGCAGGAAGAGGCGAGCGGACTGGCTTCGGCCAAGTTCGGTGTCGATGCGCAGCTGGCCGCCAAGGAGCTGCAGACCAAGAAGAGCGACCAGCTCATGAAGGAGCGCATCCAGCTGATCGACGTCGCTCAGAACGTCGCCGTGCATCCCGAAAGCGCCGCCCTGATCGAGCCGCTCGTGCGCCCGGCCTTCGACGCGGTCAAGCAAAAGCAGGACGATCTCGATGGCAGCGAACAGTAAGGCCGCGCGCGCCGCGCTTCTTATCGCCAAGTCGCCGCGCGATAAGTGGTTTGGTAATAGTGTGGTACGTGAAGCTGACGGTAGTCCTCGCGTGGTGTATCACGCCACGGGCGCCGACATCTCGTCGTTCGAACCGGGCACGCATTTCGGTACTCGTGATGCCGCGCACGCCCGTCTTGCCGAGGTTAAGGGCTGGGATCGTCGCGCGCGCGATGAACGTGGCGTCGGTCACGCATTCAACGTCATGCCTGTGCATCTCAGCATTGAGAACCCACTTCGCGTGTCAGACGCCGAAGCCTCGGATCATGAACTGCTGACAGAGGCCATTCGCCGAAAGAAATATCCCGGCGTGGACTACAACATGGCTGCGCGAAAAGGCCCCATTCGCGCCCTTACCGATGCTGGATATGACGGGCTTGTCTATAGCAACCGTATCGAGGACAAGGGTCGGGATAGCTACGTTAATTTTCATCCTCAACAGGTGAAGTCGGCGATTGGTAATAGTGGCGAGTACGATCCGAATTCGCGTGACATTGTGCGTAAACATGGCGGCGTAGTCGACCCCTACAAGCGCGCGAAGAAGGTCGTGCCGACGACCGGCCGTTACAAGGATGGCGGGGACGTCTGGGATCGCTTCCATCGTGCCGTCTCCTATGCGCGTGGTGGTCGTGCCGAGATCGACGACAAGTTGCTGGGCGCCCTGAAGCGTCCCGGCTCGGGCTACGTGCCGGCCAAGAACAAACCCGGCACCGTCAAGATCCCGGGCTACGGCGAAGTCGAGGCCCGACCGATCGACGCCATCGAGAGCAGCGCCGCCAAGTACATGAAGGCGCGTGGCACGCACATCGACAACGAGTTCTCGCCCTTCAACGAGGAGTTTGCCAAGCGCGTTGCCGATGCCTTCGAGCGCATGGAGCACAATCCACGCGATCCCAAGGTCAAGCGTGCCTACGACGCCCTGATCGACGAGACGCTTGCGCAGTATCACGCGGCCAAGGACACCGGCATCGACTTCAAGTTCCTGAAGCCCGGTGAGAAGGATCCCTACGCGGCGTCGCCGTCGCTCGGCTATGCCGACATCGTGAACAAGGGCAAGCTGCACGTCTTCCCGACCGAGGCCGGCTTTGGCAGCTCGGCCAAGGACGTCTCCGACAACCCGTTGTTGAAGCGTGTCGGCAAGATCGGCGACCTGAACAACGCCACGGTCAACGATGCCTTCCGCATCATCCACGACGTCTATGGTCACTACGGCCCGGGCAATCCGTTCTTCCGCGCGCCGGGCGAGGAGCGCGCCTTCCGCCAGCACGCGCAGATGTTCAGCCCGGAAGCCCGCAAGGCCGCAGCAACCGAGACACGCGGGCAGAATAGCTGGGTCAACTACGGGCCCTTCGGCGAGAAGAATCGCAAGGCGATCGGCGCTGACACTGTGTTCGCCGATCAGAAGGTCGGCTTGATGCCGGACGAGTTCTCGATCAGCGACACGCCAGCCGCCAAGGCCGACGGCGGCGCCATTGATCCTGCACGGCAAGCGAAGATCAGGGAACACAACGAACTTCTGCAGGCCATTCGACCGCTTGCCGCCAAAGGAGGGCTCACGGCGACCGAGGCTAAGCGTTTCAGACAGATGACGTCGCGCCTCACCGATCTCAAGTTCGATCTCGCCAAGCCGGGATCCGTCGAAAAGGTGTTGCCGTCCAGCGAGACGATGAACGCGATGCATCCCGAGGCCGTCGTGGCGGCGCATACGGATTATCACCGCTCCCGGCCGATTTACAGGGCGGTGGCCAGTGCGGCGGCAGGAGTAGGCTTCAACCAGAACACGGCTGTCGACGACATCATGGACGGGAAGCATCCCGACGTGACGCCCAAGCAGTTCTACGACAACTTCCAGAGCACTCGCGACGCCTTGCGCAAGCATCACGGCGACGTCATGACGCTCTATCGCTCGGAAGGGCGACAGATGCCGAAGGCGACGAAGAACTGGGCGACCACGCCTGAGTTCGCTTCGCAGTTTGGCGGCAACGTGATCTCGCAACAGATCCCCGTCGACAACATCGTCGGCGCCAACGTGATGACGAACGGCAAGTATCACGAGCTCATCGTGGGACAGCCGCCAAAGGAGACGTTCAAGGATGGTGGATCAGTCATCACACCGGAGATGATCGCGCCGGCCACGGCCGCGCCGAAGATCGTCGCGGCGGCCAAGGCACGCCCCGAGCCGACCGGCGAGGATCATCCGGCATGGATCCCGACGCGTTTGGTCACCAGCAAGAAGGCCCAGAGCCAGCGCGGCGACATCGTCGACATGAAGTCGTTGCGCGACGCGCCGGCTCTTTATGAGAAGAACATCGACCTGCTGCGCGCCTACCCGAACATGCGCGAGAGCACGTCGAAGCGCGATCACAAGGCCGTCGAGCAGGAGATGATCCGGCATGTGAAGGATAACCTGCTCGATCTGCACGATCGCGTGCCCGAGGACATCCGAAACCGCAGCAAGCTGTGGTACGACGGTGCTCGACGGATCACTGACGATTGGATGAAGACCTACGACCTGCCCGATCATTCGGTTGCAGGCGCCCTCGCGGCCCTCTCGCCGCAGAAGGACTGGTACCAGAACGTGTCGCTGGCTAAGCGCGTGCTCGACAGCATGCGCGGCGATCCTGACGCGTACCAAAGCAAGCCCTTCAGCACCGACATGGAAGACACTTGGCGTGGGCGACCGTCGCTGAACAAGCCGGTGTACGAGGGATTGATCAATACGCTGCGCGGCAAATCGCTGGGCGCCCTCGACAAGCTGGATATGTCGCCTGCGGAGCGCGCAACGCTCAAGGCGATGTGGATCCGCATGCACGACGAGACCCACAACGACCCCTCGCACCCGATTATCACGCCCGAAGGCGGTTTTGGCGAGCTCGTGAAGACCGACAAGGGTGAAAACGCCAAGGTCGGATGGGGGTCACTTGGTGAAATCGCCAAGGCAGTGCGCTCGGTCGAAAGCGCCAACGATCCGGCGGCCCTTTCGCAGCTCATGGGCGAGCGTCACAAGGTTCGCAACTTCTACAACAACATCATCTCGCCGAATTCACGTCATGGCGATGTGACGATCGACACGCACGCCGTCGCGGCGGGCCTGATGCGCCCGCTGTCGGGTAATTCGCTCGAAGTGGCGCACAATTTCGCCAACCATCCGGGTGTCGGTCTGCCGGCGGCCGGCGGGTCTGCGATCACGGGCGCCCAAGGGCTCTATCCGCTGTACGCCGACGCCTATCGACAGGCCGCCAAGGAGCGCGGGATCCTGCCGCGCGAGATGCAGTCGATTACGTGGGAGGCGATCAGGGGATTGTTTCCCGACACGTTCAAGACTAAAGCTAATAGCGCCAAAGTGGACGCAGTATGGCATCAGTATCGAAAGGGCAAACTCAGCCAAGCTGAAGCAAGGGACAAAATCCATGAGATCGCCGGAGGAATCCGAAACCCAACGTGGGTTACTGGACGTGATGAAGCGAACCGGGGTGCCCCTGACGCGGGAGCACTACCTGAACCTGTCGTTCATGGGCCACCCACCCAAGGAATTGACGCCGGAACAGGAAGCGGACTTGCCTCCGCAGTTCCGCCGCCACCGCTGAATGCGCAACTACCGAAAGCGCGTGGTGGCGCGGTCAATCACGCGCCGACCGATGCACAGAAGTCGGCCGGCAATTACGCCAAGCGCAAGATGTCCTTCCAAGGCATCCCGATCACCATCGAGAATGAGCTGGGATCTACACGCTCGGGGCGGGATGATCGTGGTCGAGCATGGTCGTGCAAGCTACCGGCCGACTATGGTTACATCCGAGGTACGGAAGGTGCCGACGGTGATCACGTCGATTGTTACGTCGGGCCGGCTTCGGATAGTAGTCTGGTCGTCGTGGTCAACCAACGACACCCCGACGGCGCCTTCGACGAGCACAAGTGTCTTCTGGGTTTCCCAACGGAACGGGCTGCAATCGACTGCTATGTGAAGGCCTTTTCCGACGGCAAGGGGGCCGACCGGATCAAGTCGATCGAGGTCATGTCGGTCGACGCCTTCCGCAAGTGGCTGCGCCATGGTAAAACTACCAAACCTGCCAACGGCCGGTCGATCGTCGATCGGGCGCTACAGCTCGTCCATAAGGGGGCGTCCGCACCATGAGTGAACAGTCGAAGTCGGCCCGAGCGGCCATGCGCGCCAAGGCCAAGCGCCTGACGTCGGGCGGCGGCAACGGCAAGGTCGATGCCAGCGATTACACGCAGCCGACCGACATGAACGCCAGCAAGAAGACCGGCATGCGCCCGGTCAGCCCCCGGACCTACAAGCTGGGCGGTAGGGTGCAGGGCGATCGCGGACCCCGCCGAGGCGACAAGAAGCCCCGTGGCAACGTCGCCGACGAGATTTCCACGCGGGACACCAAGCAGGCCAACCGTGACAAGTTCGGCTCGCCGCATGTCGGTGGCATGAAGAAGGGTGGCGCGGCGCACGACGACGCCGCCGAAGACAAGGCGATGATCAAGAAGATGGTCCGCCCGTCGGCCATGAAGCGCGATGCCAAGTGCGGCGGTGGTGCCATGGGCCGGGCCGATGGCGGCAAGGCGCCCGATCCGAAGCCGAGCGATAGCGGACAGGGGTACGATCCCGTCGCGGTGAACAAGGAAATCGCCAAGGACAAGCGCATCGGCGGCAAGGAAGCCGCGCAGATCCATCGCCTGCTCAAGGGCCGCTACAAGAGCGGCGGATCCGTCGCTGGCGGCGAGCGTCCAACCGGCGACCGCATCCCACGAGCGGATGGCGGTCGAAATCAGGCGTCCGACAATTTCAAGGGCGGTCTTTCGACCAAAGGACTGGACTGGAAAAAGCACCCGAGTGGTGACGGCTACGCGTGGTACGATGGACGCAAGCAGATGTCCGGCATGTTTGGCGACAAGGCGGATGCGACCAAAGCGGCCATCACGCTCAAGGAACGGTCTGCCCGCGCCAGCGGTGGTCGCACCAAGGGCAAGACCAACATCAACATCATCGTGAACCCGAGCAAGGCGCAGAACGACCAGCCGCCCGTGCCGGGGCCGGTTCGTCCGCCGCCCCCGCCGATGCCGGCCGCACCGCCGCCTCCCCCGCCGCAGGGATCGCCGCCCGGCGGCCCGCCGCCCAGCATGCCGCCGCCGTCGATGATGGCCGGCATGGGTGGCCCGCCGTCGATGCGCGCACGCGGTGGTCGTCTCGGCATGAACAAGATCGGTGGCGCTGGAGGCGGTCTCGGTCGTCTCGAGAAGGCCAACATGAGGTAGCGCTGACGAGTGTGGCTTCACACGTCGGCGATTACAGAGCCCGGCACGCCTCCTCCTCGGGGTGTGCCGGGCTCACCCATCTGAGGAACCAATGTCCGCCCAAACATTCAACCAAGCGCTCGAAGCCGAGACCATCAAGCGTCTCGATGCCGCCATCGCCGGCCAGAAGGACACCCTTGCGGCCGGGCAGTTGCCAGACCACTCGACATACCGGTATCATGCTGGCGTCATAAAGGGACTGGAGGATGCCAAGGTCATCCTTCAGGAAGCCCTGAGTGACATCCAACGAGTGTGAGGAGACACCGAATGTCGACGATGGCCATGCGCCATGACACCGATCCGCGCGAGGATCTGCTGAAGAAGCTGGGGGATATCTCCGACTTCGACATCTACAACAACATGGTCCTTCTGGCGATCTACGAGCGCCCCGAGCAGACCAAGTCCGGCATCATCATCACGCAGGTGACGCGTGCCGAGGACAAATACCAAGGCAAGGCGGCACTCATCGTCAAGATGGGACCGGCGGCGTTCGAGCCCGGTGACGGGTACTTCACC